ATTAACACCTGTATTTGAAAATGTTAATCTTTGTCCTGATGTGCTACCACCTAAATCTAATTTACTTGCAGGTGATTGAGTTCCTATACCGACATCTCCATTTCCTAAAATAGTCATTTTTTGTGTAGCACTTGCACTTGAAGCAGTAGTCCAAAATGCTAATATAGCTTCACTTGTATCTGCACTATTAGAAATTATACTTGCTTTTCTTTGATATGGACTTCCAGCATTGTAAAAATCAAATTGTAATCCATCTTCAGTTGCTATTGTAGGGTCAGATGCAGTTCCTCTTGAACCTATATGTAACTTTTGTCCAGGTGATGAAGTTCCTATACCGACATTTCCATTACTATCTAATGTCATTGTATCTGTTGTGCCGTTAGTATTATGATAAGTTGAAAATATTAATCCTTGGTCATTACTATTTCCAGTATGTCTATATGCTGCTATTTCAGCACCAACTGTAGAATATCCACCTAATCTAATTGTTGCGTGTTTTGCACCAACTCCACCTTCAGTTTGAAATATATGAAGTTTCTGTTGTGGTGATGCAGTTCCTATCCCGACATTACCACCAGCTTGTAAAGTCATTACATTTGAAGGTGCAGTAGTTCCAGTTGTTCCTTTTACATAAAATTGTAAATCTGTTTTATTGTTAGAGCCATATCCACTTCCTTTAGCAATAATAGCTGCACCAATTTTATTATCAGCACCATTAAATCCAAATGCTATACCTTTATCATTGTTGTCTTGATTAATTAACAATGAATATTCAGAAGCATCTCCAGCATCAGCATCAGCATCTCCACCACCATCAATAACTAATTTAGCAGTTGGTGATATAGTTCCTATACCTAAACCTGTTGCAGTATATACTAAATCTGTTTCTACATCTGCTGTGGTACTATTACCATAAGTCAATAATCCATTAGCAGTAGAGCCATTAAAAGATACTGTTCCAGTATTTGTAGTAAATCCAGAGTCGTTATTAAACTTACTTAACCCAATAGATGATAATGCAGTTGATACAGCTTGATTACTTGCATTGCCTAAAAATATTTTATCTTGATTTAGATTTGGTGTTGCATTACTTCTACCAGCACCACCTACTTTAATACGACCAACACTAGAATCTCTTCTTAGCACTTTACCAATGTTTTGTATTAATGATGATTCTCCACTAGGAGGAGTAGCTGTTAGCGTATTTCCAGTAGTACCACTTGTACTAACATATAACACATCTCCTTCTTCGTAAGAAAATGTATTAATATTAGATAAATCACCAAATGTAATAATTTCTATATTTGCATTAGCACTTACTGTTTCTTGAGCAATACCAAACGCAGGCATCTTATTACTATCATTTGCATCAGCAATATCTACAGTAGGAGTATTTCCATTAATACCAGATACATATATTGCATCACCTTTTGTAATGGCTACATTCGCTTTTGCTGTAAACTTTACTGGACCTCTTAATGGACCAATAAATTCAGCAGCAGTTAATTCACCGCTTGTTTCATCATTTGCATCTGAACGTAAGAATTGTGTAGAGTCTAATCCATCTAAAGTGTTTGCATTTCCACCACCACCAATAGCTGTTAAGGCACTAGCTGCAGTAGCACCATCACCAACAAATAATTCATTAGTATCAGTTTTATAGATTAACTCACCAGCTTCTGGAGCTGTAGTTATATTAGAGAGATTAGTACCTCTTTTTATTTTAATCTTATTTGCCATTTAACTCCTAAAATGTACCACAATCAAATGTGCTATTTGCAAATCCACCTGAAGCTGTAATTGCTCCTGATGCAGTAAATGTACCAGTAACTGCTGTATTTTTATCTAGTTTCCACTTAGTACCATCATCATCGTATTTAATACTTGCAATATCGCTACCTACAATAATACCAGCTTCATCAGCTTGTCCTGAAGTTGTAGCTCCACTTGCAATAACAATATCCTTATCAGCTACTGTTAATGTGGTAGAATCTATTTGTGTTGTAGTTCCATCTACTTCTAAATTACCATGGATTTTAACTTTATTACCAGTTGCTAATATTGTCATAGCAGTTTGTGCTGAACCATCATATGTTTTAAATACAATGTTACCATCTGCTACGCTTGTTGAATCAAAAGTATTTTGTATTACAATATTGTTTGTTGGTTCTAAATCATCTCCAGTAACACCATTTTGAATCGTCATATCTCCAGTAACAGAGTTCTTTTCTATCTTATCTGTGGTAGAGGCATTTGCTTCAAAAGCAATAGTTGATAAATTACTACTTTCACCAATAATTAAATCAGTTAATATTTTTGTATTACCATTAATATCAATTCTATTATTACCATTAACATCAGCAATTATACCAGTTCTTACTTCACCAGTAGCTTTAATATTATCTACTACTACTTCACTAACTGCTGATAAATCAATAGATGATTCTACTACTAAGCTTCTAATCTTTGTTTCATCTTCACTAGCATCTACGAATATCTGTCTATTGCTATCACTATATACGCTAAAATCTATATCTCCAGATGAACCATTAAACATTATTGTCCCTGGGTTTGTAGGATGATTTGTAAAATCAAGCATTCTTTCAGCACCTGAAGTAAATCGTAATCCCCCGTGTCCAAGAGTATTGGTAGTATTAGTACTTGTTATTGAATCTGATGTTAGTGCTTCAGTTCCAGCTGCTACTGGATTAAATGTTAGACTATTTCCAGTAAATAATGTAATACCAGTTGCTAAGGTGTCGTAAATAACTTCGTTATTGACTATATTTCTAATTGTATTAGTTTGGTCAAACTCTATTCTATTAGCGTTAGAAGACCCTATTTTTAAATCAGAATTAAAAATACTTGTTACAGTAGTTAAATCAGCATCTAAGTTTAATGTTACGCTATTATCAGTTGCTCCACTAGCTATTGTTGCTGTTAAACCATCCCCATCTACTAAATCAGATAGCAAAGGTAAATGTGTTGTTACCGCACCAGCGTCTGCTAAAGTATCACTTGCGTAGTCTTGTGTTATTCTTCCTATAAATAGTTTACTATCATTATTTTGAAATGCTAATTCACCATATACCAATCCAGATGGTAAAGTAGACGAGTCAAAATCCGTATGACTATTTCTTTTTATTTTAATTTTATTTGACATTGTTTTCTCCTATATGAATATTCCGCCACTTATTTCATCTACATCAATCCATTTAGAACTAGCGCTATCATATTGTAGTAATGCACTATCATTTGGCTGGGTAATGTTAGTATCAGTTAATTCTTCAAGAGTATTTACACCAGCAACTTGATTATCTACATACGCTTTTGTTGCTATAGTACTATCTACTGCTACACTAACTTGATTACCTGAACCAGTAGTATCTATACCAGTACCACCAGCAATAATAAGCGTTTCGCTATCTAAATCTATATTTAATGCACCCCCTGTATCTGCTTGAAAGTCTAAATCTTGTGCTGTAACTTGAGTATCTACATAATCTTTTACCGCCGCTGTGGTTGGTAAACTTGTATCATTATCTGATGAGCCTAAGCCTTCAGTTTCCGTTACAATTGCAGTTTCTTTAAAATTATCTACTTCTAAATTAGAAATAGTATTGTTATCAGCGTCAATTGTTTTGTTAGTTAGTGTTTGCGATGCACCAGCTGTCGCAGTATCGTTTAAAGCATCTCTAACATTAGTTGCTGTACTATTATCTAAACTTACAGGTATTTTTGCTGCATCAATAGTAAAACTTTCTTGTGTTTTAACACTATTTTGTATTCCTACAGTTTTTGTAGCTGTATTATTTTGTAAATCAGCTTTTACTACTGGGTTAGATTGTAATTTTACAGTAATAGCCATTATTCTACCGAATCAGTAAATTCCATATCTAATTGTACTGCTCCCTTTGAAATTACTACATCACCTTGTATTTGTCTTATATATGCACCGCCACCAGCACTATCTTTTTCTACTAAATCCCAATATCCTTCAAAATCATCAGCAAAATATTGTATAGCTTCTGCTGGTAATGTTATAATTACGTGATTAGAACTTCTATCCGCAACAATGTCAAAATGTACTTTTGTTACAGTACCAGATTCCCATACATCACTACCACTTGCTGTGCCATCAGTTCCTGTAGTTTTTTCAGGACCAGTAAATGAAGTATGGTCATAATCTGTAACAATAACTGCTGAATAGCTCATTGTTGAAGACATTGTATGCGTGTCATCAAACTCAATAGTAGCTGAAAAATCTGAGTTTTGTTGTAATTCTAAATCTTGATATTGATTTGCTGAAATCATTTAATACTCCTAATATAAAAATACAACGTCTGTTGAACTAGATTTTGTTGCACTAATTTGATATGTTCTACCCTGAACTAGGTAAATACCTACATCAGTATCATCAATTGTAAGTGTTACTTCAGCACTTGTACCATTCATATGCACAGCTCTACAAGGGTCCATATCAGAACCAGTTGCATCTACTGCTTTTACGTATGGCGAAACACTTTCACGTACTTCATAATCATTTAACTTTTTAGCCATTTTGTTCTCCTATTATTTAACTGCAAATGTTTTAATTGTACTGGTAAAAAAGACCTTATTTTTATTGCCTTCGTTATCAGAAACTTTTTTATAAAATTCTCTCATATAATATTCTTTTTCTTGAAGATTGCCCATACGCTCAGCTAATTGTGCTTTTACATAACATACAATTGCTAATGACAACACTCTATTTACATTAACGTGTGTACTTTCATCAGGCGCTAAAACTTCTGTTAAACTTGAATCAGCAGTTGTTTCTGGGTCTTGTATTACAAATATTTTTTTTAGTTTTGTATATTCAATGCGCAATCCATTAGTAATATTTTCATCTGGATAAATAATATCATCTAATGAACCACCCTTTACTCTACCTTGGTTGTCAATAATTCTACCAGCACTACGAACTATTTTGTATAAACGTAGTTTTCTACCAGCTTGTATAAATGCATAGGTTCTATTTGTATCATAGCTCATGGATTGGTATCCTCAGTTACTAATGGGTCTGAAGACATTCTTCTAATTTGTTTATACTTATTATCATCTTCAGTATCTAACACACTTATAGATTTAATAGCAATTAATCCAGGAGGTAAATCATAATCTCTTGTATTCTTAACAATATTTTGCCTATTTATTTCTGTATCTAGTTCGTTGTTAGATTGTATTTCCATTATTGCATCTTTAATATATGCTATTGTTAAATTTGTATCACGAGTATTTGCTCGTTCCATTATTTCTAAAACTTTCATTGTTGAACCCTTTCTGGTCTACGTTGTGATTGTTGTTGTGGTTCAGCAGCCGCTACTGCGCCAGTAATACTTCTTAATTCAGCAATAGCACGTTGATAAAAATTTAATGATTGTTGTACTCGTGTATTTGCTAAACTTAAATCTCCTTGAGATACTGATATAACACTAGCCGCCATTTCTGGGTCTTCATCTTCTAGCCAATGTATAGCACTTAAACTTGTTTTACTTGTTGCATCAGTACTCTTTACCCCACCTTCTAAAATCTTTTCAGCATCAGCTACATTAGACAAACGCAACATATCCAAAGAAGCCGCATATAATATAGCAACATTCTCATATTCCGTTAATATCCAAGCATCTGTGTTTTCATTAATAATTGGCGGTGCTGAATAAACAATAACTCCTTTATCACCATTTCCAGCTGTAACTGTGGTGTCTGCTACCGCCCCTGGTTTTCTATAAACCAAATCTGAAGTAGTATCATTGTAATCAGGGTCTGGTTTAATAAATATCTTTCCACTTAATTTATAATACTTAGGAAACATTTTTGTTGGAAAGTTTAAACTATCACTTTCATCAGTTAAATGAATCATTCTATCAGGGATTTCTTGTGCAATTCTTCTTTTTGTTCCATCATAACGATATACTGCTAATACTTTATCATAAGCAATAGAAGAACCATTACCTATAATATTTGTATCTACATCATCTACTACATCTTGTCCATATATTTCTATTTCAGAAGCAACAGACCATAAAAACTTTTCAGGTAGTGATGAAACAATAAATTTTGCACCAGCATTTAAATATTCTACTAAGAAACGAGCTTTGGATTCGTTTCCAGTAATATTATTTACTTTTTCCCATAATCTCATAATTCAATCCTTTTCGCAGTCTACCCCCCAAAGGGAGAAAGGAGGTAAAGAACCTTCAGGGGGCGACCACAAATTACCTACTTAGTACCTTAGTACCAAATAGCGTGTGATTCTGGCATCATAAATTCGAAACCAGCCTCAGTTAATATCATATCGACTCTTTTATCGATACCTGAGTTCTCAAGAGTTTGAACTCCGACATAGATAGAAGTGTCTCTATTAACACCATTTGCAACAAGAGGTCTGTATTTAACATTGTTCATATTACAAGCTAGGATTTTAACGTGTGAACCATCTAATGCAATACATCTTGATACATTTAAATCACCATATACTGTTGAGATAGTTGTTACATCTAAGCCCATAACTTTCTTACGTCCAGTTACAGCTAAGTCAGCTCTAAATTGTCCGTCAATGCCAATGTTGTTACCAAAGAATCCACCTAGTTTGTGTAACCAAGTGTAAACCTCAGTAGAACATAGGAATACAGTCGCTTTATCATTGTTGTATCTTGGGTCTTGATATTGAGACATATCTTGTAGGAAGTCATCAATAGTCTTAGCACTTGTCCAAGAGAAGATGTTTCCATAATTCAAGACATAGTCAACCGCACCCTGAGTATGTTGAACTCCACCTTGAGATACTTGACTTGAGAATAATCCAGCGTGTTCAATGTCCCATTTGTGTTCAATTAACTTTTCTTTCCAAGTTCTTGCCCACTCGTTTGGTTCATATTTAAGAGCTGTTGCTCTAGCTGTATTAGTCATACCAAATTCAGTTCTAAAGATTTGAGTTTGTCCATAACCAGTTGAATAAGGGTTGTCTTTCCAACTTTTATTTAGAAGCGAAGAACCTTCAGCGTAAGATGTACCTACAACCATAGTTCTTTTAGCTTCTAGATTTTCAGCAATGTCTAGATTGTATACTTCACAAACTGGATTATCGCCTGAAAAGGAAGCCAAATAAAGTGCCGCAGCTGAGTTAGCAGCTCTAAGAACTGTTGCCTCAATTTGCTTTACTTCAGCAGTTGCTGAACCGCCACCACCTGATAGGTCTGCAGCTTCTTGAGCACCTACAGAATCAATCTTTACAAGAATGTAATCTGATACTGCTCCACCGCCATCAGTTGAAGAAACAGGTACTTTAAGAATTTGATTTGGCATCAAAAACTCAGGAGCTGTTCCTGCATCACCTACGTGAATTTCGGTATTTGAATTTCCTTGAATGTTTTGAATGTTACCTGCTGAAAAGTAATCACTAGCAACAAATAAAGAAACACTTTGTCCAGCTGCTGTAATAGCTGCATCACTTGTGTCTTTGATATCTGCTGAAGTAAATACATCAGTTGTACCATTATTAAAACCTACTACATAGACGTATCTTTTCATAAAAGAATGTCTTTTTTCGGTATATTTGAATTGTGGGTCATCAGTTGGTTTTTTCGCTAAAGTTGAAACCAATCTGAAGAAAGGTGTCTGAGATAGAGCTAATTCTGAAAATCTTTCAGAAAAGTCATATCGTCTACGTAAATCTCCAGTATCTAACGCTGAACCAGCAATTCCGCTAAAACCACCTTGGCTTAATGCTGTACTATCAACAATTGCCAAAGGGCTTGTTTTGGGATAACTTGTATCTGCCATTTTTAGTCCCTCCTAAGGGTATGTTTAGGTTATTATATTATACTATCTAACCCAGTACCTGTCGAAAGCAACTTATCAAAGACGGCATCGTCTACTGATTTTTCTTCTCTTTGTGCGTTCCCTGATGATGCAATACTTGTTGGCATTTGCCTAACGTTCTTCATCTGATTAATTACTTCATTCCTAGTATTATTAGCTACCGCTTGGTCTCTATTTTCTCTATTCTTTAAGTAATAAACATCTTCTAAAGTAAGTTTGTGTGATTTTGCATAATCAATTAAATCATCGTATTCATCTTCAGAAACATTATGTCTAACTTTAAACTCTTGTTCCTCAGAAGCTCTACGTGATTGTTCTGATTGTTTTTGGGCAAAATCATTCAATCTTCTTTGCACCACTCCATCAACAGTTGCATTAAACAACTTTGCTGATTCTGAATTAGGGTCTGACACAGCTTCGTCATAATCAAAGACAAAATCTTCGTCTAATCCTAATTGCTCTTTTACACTTGTAGGTGCTGAGCCACCACCCTGAAAATAACCTCTAACGTGAGAAATTAAATTCGGGTCCTCTTTCATAGCATTTAGTAAAGGCATATAAGGTTCTAACTCTTTTAAACGAGTGTTAAGTCGTTTAGCTTCACGAGAAGAATCACTATATCTCTTTTCTAAATTTGCTACATCCATTTCTGGATTAGCTACTTGCTCTTGTTGTTCAGGGTTCCCTTGAAGGGAAGTTATCTGCGTCTGTTGAGCTGGTTCTGGACTATCTTGGTCCAGGGTTTCACCCATAACTTGTCTATCAAGCTGAGAAAAAAAATCTTCTGCAACAGTATCATTACCTTCATCTTGAGGGGCTAACTCTTGATGCTGTTTTCTTTCCGCATCATCAATCATTAGGTTGTTCTCTATGTTTTCCATACTGTAAATCTCCTTAATTTACTATTATTATTCTGTATTATCAACGTTTTTGTTTGATAATTCTTTTTCTCTATCTGTCATACGTTGTTGCAATAGTTTTTGTTGTGCAATGGTCTTAGTAATTTGTGAATCTATTTCTCTACTACCTTCGTCTATTCTATTTTGTATTTCAGATTGAACTACTTGTCGTTGTAATGTTTCAATAGTACTTTCTCTATCTTTTAATGTTTCAGTTAGACTTTCTAGCTGTGATTGTAATTGGCTATAAAGTGATTTACGTTGTAAAATAGATTTCTTGTTACGTATATCAGTATGTTCTAGCATTGCTATATCATCTATAAGACCAGATTGATACCATTTGAAGTATTCATCTAATAATGCCCAACGATTAATTGGTTGTGTTGCACCAGCTACAATACGAATATCAAATTGAGCGGCGCTATAATCGTTAAAGCGTTCTACAACTTCTCCAAAATCATTGTACATAGGAATATTAATAGATACTTGTTCTATTTCACCTTGTGTTTGACCAGATTCTGGTTGTACAATTCTAAACACTTTCTGTGATGTATAGGTAAATTGTGCAATATCTTTAAACACGTGTCCTAAATGTTCTAGGGCTGGTTCTACACAATTGTTTACCCATTGTCTAATTCTTCTTGTTCCATATTCATCCATTGCTAACATACCACGATAAGTTTCGTGGCTATCTTGACCAACACCTTGCATACTAGATGAAATACCACTAATGTATTCTATATCTGCTTTACCTTGTTGAGTTACAGTATAAAACGCATTATTAATTGGTAATGGTTGTACTGGTGTAGGTGGAGTAAATCCTTGTCTGAATTTTAACATCGCACCTGGAGCAGATGAATATTTTTCCCATTCTTCTTCGTCTACAGCACCTTCGGTGTATAACCATCTTAGATTACTTGCAAGATTTGCATTATGTAGCATAATTTGATGTGCTTTATTGATTTCTCTTTGTTTACCAATCATAGGCAATACTGCACTCATAGGAAATGGAGTATTGGTATGCATATATGGTACTGGAACAATTGGATAATCTTTAATTGGCAATATTGTTTCGTATAAATACATATCACCAGCACTTGCACACATTTTTACTTGTGTTTTGTAAAACTCTACCGCTTCTACTAATTTATTTCTAAACATTGGACTTTTATTCAAATCATCAAACTCGTCTTTTGTCATTACTTCTTGTATAGTTTGTGTCTGAGCTTGAACCATTTGTGCTTCCATTAATGCCATTTGTTCATTAATCTGAGCAGCCATTTGTTCTTGTGTTTTTTGTAATTCAAGTTCCATGCGTTCTTGAAGCATTTCACCTTGTGCTACAAGTCCAGTTAATTCTGTTTCACGTTCTTTTAAACGCACATCATTTTCTTGAGCCATCATTTCAACATTTGCTTTAGCTTGTTGTTTAATAGCTTCTAATTCTTCAGGGGTCGGTGTTTTCTTTAAAAATACATTAACAAAAGGTACACGTTCTTTTGTGTACACTTCATAGTAATCTAGAATTTCATCTTGTTCGCCTTCTAGTGTATATGCTTCTTGCTCTACATCGCCTGGTTGTATATTTGTAGATTCGTGTATATCACGCATTGAATAATTTTTTGTTTCAGCATTTCCTGAAGCTCTAACAATTTTACGTTTAAAATCAGGAAACATTTTCATAAGTTGTGTTTTAGGTAAATTCTTTTGAACGATAATATAACTCGCATCTCTATAAAGAAAGTCCCTACTCATAGGGTCTACATACACATCATAAGGGTCAATAGTTTTGAATACTACTTCACCCATACCTTTATCAGCATCAGGGTCAATATCTACTCTAAAAAATCCTACACCTTTTACTAAAGCATCTTGTATAACATTACCAAACAAACTTTTACCACCAGATAAATGCCAACAATATTCAGCAACCATAGAGTGTACGTGTGCAATATCAGTATCACTACCATCTGTACCTATTGCTTGCCACTTTGGATTGTTTGCTGTAACAAAGTATTTCATAATTTCAATCGCTGGTGTAATACGATTAATAATAAAATCTGGCATACCACCTTCTCTTAAATCTTCTTGTTCTTCAGCAGTAAGTTGTTCGTTTAAATAAAAATCCATACATTTTTGAGAATCCATAAACCATTTTTTACGATAATAACTATTTGATTTTTGAAACAATTCTCTATTTTGCAATGCTTTGTTTTTTCTACCTTTTTTAGCCATAATTATTTCTTCTTAACTATTTTTTTAATTTTACCATTATGTGTTCTTGCAAATTTATGTGTTTTAGTTTCTCTAATTAAAGTTCCACTATAACGTTTGCCTCCCCACATCCAACTTACTTTTTTAGTCATTTCTTTTTCTTGCCTTTTCCTGTTTTTCTTTTTTTAGGCGGTCTACCTACTTTAGTTCCGTATGTTCCTTTTCCGTATGGCATAATAATCTCCTATTAATCTCGTATCTCAAAATGCGGTAAATCATCAAAGTTATTATCTTTGACTTGTGTATCAGAATCCCAATCTCCACCCCAACGAATATTATATCCTAATGAAGTAGCTATTCCTTTTACAAATCCAGCAAAATATGTAAATCGTTCTCTATCTTTCCAATCTACTGGATAAGGAACAACGTCTACAGCCATTGATGGATATTGATTATGTTTTCCTTTTGGATATTTTAGTTTACTAAATCCTTCTTCAAATAATTTGTTCTGTTCTTCTTCTCCACGATGTCCTTGTAATACAGTACAATCAAAATCTTCTACAACTTTTTCAAATATTTCAATTAATCTTGGGTCGCAAGTATTTAATCGTTTTTTTGATGTATTTCCAAATTCAGCCATTATTGTTTTTTAATTGCCTCAAAAATATTAAATTTATTTAATTTACTTTTAGCTCTTTGAACAGTATCGTTATAAATTTCTCTATTTGTTCTTGCTTCAGGAAATACTATTTTATATTCTTCGTCTGTTAAATTATTAATACCACTTTGCCATTTTTTGTACAATGCTTCGTTTCCGCTTTCTAATAAATGTGCTGGGTATCCTTGTTTTTTTGCATACATAATATTTGAAATGTATTGGTCATCAAATCCTTTTTGCAAATATTCATTATATTGTCTATCAGCTTTTGCAGTTTGTGGACCATAAATTCCATCTACTTGAACATCAAAATTCATATTTTTTAATTTTTGTTGAAATTCCATATCCTTTTGATTTTTTGTATATGGTTGTGCGGCAGTACCCATTTGACTAAAATCTTGCATATATCTAGGAGTTTTCATTGGAGCAACTTGTGCAGGACCAGGATTTTTAATAGAACCATCTTGATTGTATTCTATTGTACCTATAGGTTTTTCTAGCTTTGGAGTAGGCATTGGTTTAAATGCATTATCTCCAGGACCATCATTAAATTCCAAACCAGTCATTATAGGTTTTTCCATTCTAGGTAAATTTCTTTGTTGCTGTTGTCTTAGTAAAAATGCCTCCATTGTCTCATTTGCGTATTTTTTGTCTTGTGGCATAACTTATTCCTTATTTTTTATAAACTTTTTCCGCACCTGCAATACCAAACGAACCTAAAGTAACCCAAACAAACGAATTGTAAATATAATCATTAACTACTAATTCTACACCTGCAATACCTAATACTAAATCTACAATTCCAAATACACACATTAGTGCAAAAGAAATAAATCCAATAATAGATTTTTCGTTATATTCGTTGTCGTCTTTAAATAAATCCCACATTATGCTGTTACCCAACTTTTTGCTTTTCGTTTTGGTTTATACCATTTAGGCTTACCACTTGCACCATCTTGTTTATAATTAGGCGGAAAAGCGTGTAAATTCGCATAATATAAACTCTCAATGGTGTCATCGTGCGCCATTCTTGGTCCAAATGTAATGATTTCGTTAATTAAATCAAACATATTTTCTCTTAAATATAAAGAACCTGTACTAAAAATGCCAGATAAACCTGAATAAATTCTATTTCTTTTCTGTTGACCTCCTGGTTTTTCAGGAATTACGCTAATATCATAACGATTAATTCTTCTCCTTTCGTCATTTAACGCTTGAAAAATACTTCTATTCAT